TAAACCCGTTAAGAAAAGCGAGGAAGTAAATTGGCAGAAAATGATTGGTTTTCAGTAGTTAAAGTTTCTACTGCATGGGATAATAATGTTTCAGATGAACGATTAAATTATTTTATTTGGAATGCTTTTCAAACCGATACAGAAAAATTAGATAGTTTTTATAGAAATAATTATTATACACATCATGAACTTTACTATAAACTTCGAAGATATATAACTGAAAATAAACCTGAAGATGTTGACTCATTTGAATATAAGCGTTTTGACAAGTTGGTGTTTTATGAATTATCACTTTTGCAAAAGATGGTAAGCGAAACAAAAAATTATTTGTATTATTTGAGAAACAGTGAAAGAATTATGCATTTTTATAATAATGAAAAGAAAGAACAATTAATAGATAGAGGTGTTGATTCTTTAGCAACATTGTCTAAAAAAGAATTTATTAATCTGTATAAAACTTTAAAAGAAAGCACTCACCCTAAAGTAAAGCAAGTGTTTGCTTCTGTTACAAGCGAAAAAGAAGTCTTGAAAAACAGAATAATTTTTTATTCAAAAATGTTAAGTAAACGCTCACCATCTAACACTACTCTGGATGACCCTCAAAAACAAAGATATTTTCATTTTAAAAACACAATAAGGGAGTATGAATAATGTGGAAAAATATTCTAAAAGTGGATTCTGTCTGGAATGAAAACATTTCAGATGAAAGATTGATTTATTTTATATGGAATTCTCTTCAAACGAATGCTACTAGAACAGAAAGTTTTTATGCAAATAATTATTATACTTTTAATCAAGTTTATCTTAGATTAATAGCGGATTATCCAGATGAATTAAAAAGAAGGGGAGAACCCAATACGTCATGGTATCAAATAAGAAATGACCTTAAATTGTATAAGAAACACACTGATGCTTTTTTAGAATTCCTTGAAGTTCAACATCCGTTTGTCAGAAATATGACTAAAATAGACGTAGATGAAATGCCTAAAGAACAAATTAATAATATACATGAATTTATAAAAGACATGAATCCTAACTCACCTTCATATCAGACGTATCAAAAAAGAAAACACGATGTAAAAGAAACAATAGAACAGACAGTAAAGATTTTGAGTAAAAGAAATCCAAAATTAGATTATCTTGAGGAGACTAAAATACCATTAAAATACAGAACTAAATTCGGAGGCATTATGAGATTTACGGAAACAGACCACTTAATTAATTTCAAAAGATGGTTAGCAACGAAGGTGAAATAATGTGGCAAGATGTATTAAAAGTTCGTAATATTTGGTTAGGAGAATCAGATTCAGGCCCTACTTTTTCAGATAAAAGAGCATTATATTTTGTTTGGAATTTCTTGCAAGAAGACATAAATAAAACAGATTCCTTTTTTAGAGATAATTATTTTACACATAAACAATTTAGTTCTTTTGATGTTGATGAAGATAAATTCTTTTCTACTCCAGTTCAGTCAATCCATACTTTTAAGGTATCGTATATGCAAGCAGTAAATGACCTTAAAGCAATATACTATAATATTATAGCACAGATACTTGCGAAGAACAGGAATATTATTACTGAGGAAGAAAGCCGAACACCGCTAGGTGATTTAAAAATGAGTAAAGAAAGACTAAATGAATTGTATAACAAAGTAGATGGTGATATGTGGGATGGTTCGACTCAAGACCCTTTAAAATATGTAATGGTTGAGTTAAAAGAAAAAATAGCGGACATAATAATATATGTTAGTAAAAGAGACTATCAAGGTAGAGATGATTACAAAAATGCCGCTAAATATTACGCTACTAGTGCTGTCTTTAATAAAATAGTAAGAGATTATAAATTACACTTAATGGAGAGGTATGGATAATGTGGCAAAATATATTAAAAAACCAAGCAAGAATAACTCAAGTATATAATGAGTTTAAAAGAAGAAACCCCCATTTATGGGAAGAAGCACAACAATTAGCAGGACAAGGAGAAGTGGCTATTTTAGACGGAATAGTTTTACATCATATTAGACAAAACCTTAATAGCCATGACTTGATGCAGACATTAACTGATGTAGCAGAAGCATATATTTTACAGGATTGATAGAAATGGTGAAAAGAAAACGATGTAAGTTGTGTAATCACGAAGAACGTGATGATTTAGAAGTAAAGTTAGAGATGATGGAAATAACTCCAGACGCTTTAGATAGGGAAATGCAGTGGCCTAGCGGAACATCTGCTAGACACCAGAGAAACCACATGGGAGATTATTATGACGCTTCAAATCCAAGATGCGCTCTTTGCACACATGAACTAAGAAGCCTCTTTGAACAGCAATTAGAAGAAGGTAAAATTAATCCTGAAATGATTGCTCAAATAGTAGAATGTTCAGAAGAACAGGTAAAGCGACACATGACAAAACATTTACAGCCGCTAGTTCAGAAGTCGGCGGCAAACATTATAGCGGTAAAGGAAGTGGATGAAGTTGAGTCTTTGAGCCGTATTCTAATACGACTTGAAGATAAATTAGATATTTTGTTTGAGCAAGAAGAAATGCACCCTAAATATGTAGATAGTTTAACGAAACTTGCTAAAGAAGTTAGAGAAAGTTTAAGATATTTATTAGAATTCAAAGGAAAGTTAGTTCACAAGAGACAAGATACAATAATTGTTGCACAAATGCAAATTGTACAAGAAGTATTAGCACAAAATCATCCACAAGTTTGGTTAGATGTTAAAGCAAAGATGGAGGAGAAACTACAATGATTAAATATATAGTAACCCATCCTAAAAATAAAATACCAAATAGTATATTGAGTTACATATTAAGTAATAGTAGGTGATTAAATGAGACCGACAACCTGTTCTATGTTTATTACTTGTTTAAGAGAGATTTTTGAAGAATGGGAGGACTCAGAATGAATTGGTTTGATATAGTAAAAGGTAAATATATTTCTAAAAGGATTTTGAAAGAAATTAAAAAATCTATAGAAAGTGTTGAAGGTGTTACTGTTGAGGAAATTGTAACTAGCAGAAGAACACAACATCTAAAATATAAATGCGTTTATGAAGGAGAAGATTCACCTGATGGAAAACCCGTTAAATTTGTTATAACAACAGGTGGGAGAAATTTAGCAAAGGTAGATAAAATAAGACCTCTTATGAGAAAAAATGTTAAAAAAGCATTAGAACAAAAAAATGTATTTATAGGAGAATGGTAAAATGGATTGGAAAGAAATATTAAAAGAAGAAAGGATTGAAAAGGCTCCGCCTTTTGATGTACAGCCTGTAGCAGAACGTGCAAGAATGGGTTCTTTACAGAACTTAAATAAATTATTAATACAACATTTAGATGGGTCTCTAAAAGAACAACTTGAAAACAAACCTTTTCAAAAAACATTTATCATACCTATGCATACTAATGTGCATAGGGAATTAGTTTCGGCTGCAGGTAGCCAAGAAGAATTAGAAACACTAATTAAAGAACAGTATAACCTTGAAGAATTTTTTATTAAACAAGGAGCAACACGTTATACACAAGGTCAAATGGCCTATCATTTTAAAGTGAGGTAATTTAATTGAGTTGGAAAAAAATACTTAAAGAAGACAAAGGATTAGGAGATACAGTAGAAAGAATAACTACTAAAACCGGAATTAAAAAAGCCGTAAATTATGTATCAGAAAAAACAGGAAAAGATTGTGGTTGTTCAAAAAGAAAAGACTATTTAAATAAGAGGTTTAATTATGACTAGTTGGTTTGGATTGATGAAAATAATGGCTAGACCAGAAGTAGAAGTAGATTTAGAACCGGAAGATTTAGACATTGATATGGGAGATGATGGCGGAGACGATAATGATTGTCAGTGTCAATGGGAAGAAACTTGTATGAATAAAGCAACATTAAAAAATCCTGAAATGAATCTACAAATTTGTGGTTTTCATTTAAATGATTTTTTAGAGTTAAGTGGTGGTAATCATGGATTTAGAAAATGGGATTGTGAAAGAGGAGAGTATTTGGAATGAACTGGTTTGATATAATTAAAAGTGTAGTAGAAGATGAAACTGTTATATGGAAAATGCCATATACATCAGGAGGAAACAGATATTTTAATGCACAATTATCTGAGATACCTGGATTATTGAAATTATTATCTGCAGATACAAATCCTTTAATGAACTATAGACAAAGAGAAGGAATAAAAGATTTAATTCCTAGAAATACAGAAATTAGAGTTTATCCTCTTTATCAGACTCTTAGTGAAACCGGAGATGGTAAAAAAACCTATCTTTGGAGACCCAGTATAATAGACCAACAAAAATCAATAATGATAGTAACAATATTAGATAAAGAAGGTAAACCTATTCAAAATTGGCAAAAAGGGGCATTGACAATGCCTAATGGAGCAGAAGCACCTACTAAAATGAAACAGTTAGCATCAGGTCAAGAATCATTTGAAATACAAGAAGATGAAATAGGTATCAATATTATTTATATGCCCGGAAAGGGTGGAGTAAAAATAGATGGTCATGTTGGATTCAACGGAGAATATTGGAATAGTTTATCAAACCCTCAGAGAATAACAGAAGGAGCATCAACCGATGATTATGATTTAAGTAATGGTGCTGCTGCAATATTATTAATATTAACAACAGTTGTACCTTATGGTTTAACTAGAGGGCGGAAGCACAACCATAAACAAAGACAAGAAGAAATTGCTAAACTTGGTCTTGGTGAATGGTCTAGAACAGAAGAAAACAATAAATATGTTAATGAGTTGTTAGATAAAGGATTATTAGAAAGAAGAAGAACTACAGGTAAAGGAACAAATATGTTACCTGTGCCTACTGCAAAGGGCAAAGTTGTATCTAATAGGTTTGAAATGAAACAAGATTATTTTGATGAAGAATTTGCTAGAGAAGTTAGGGCCAATCCTGATGAACCATTTGATTCCTTTGGTTCTGCTGATATAGCATCAGATGACCCAGACTTTGGCGTTTGAGGTTATTAGATGTGGTTTGAACTCGTTAAAGCATTACCCGACCCTGCTTCTTTAGCGGGGTTTTTAGGTAATGAACAGGGTTTAGACTTTTTAATAACACAGGCAGAAAGTGATGATAAAACAAATATTATTAGAACTAGAAATAAAGCAAAAGAATTATCTGAAGGAAAAGGCATACCTTCTGGGTCAAACGCTGAACAAGTTCAAAAAAATGCAGACAAATTATTAGAAAAATTAAATGCAATACTTAAAGATTCTAATAAAAAAGCACAAACCAATTTATCTAAGAAATTAGATAAGATTCTAAAAGAACAAGATAAAGAAGGATTAGTAAAATTTGTTGGTAAATCTAGACCAAGAAAAATGAAGAATAACATTAGGAAAGAAAAAATAGCATTGCTTAAAGATAATGAAAGTAAAATTAGAGAATTCATTGAAGAAGATGATGAAGATTTATTTTATACAGATAATACAAATTTAAATTTATTTATACCAATAGTTAAAAGCGATAAAGAGTTTGAAAAGAAAGTGGATGACCTTAAACAAAGATTGCAAGAATATTCTGTTACGTTTTCTGAATCTGGTGAACAGATAGATATTAAATTAGAAGACAAAACATCATATAAAACAACAAATGAAATATTAGATATATTGGGAATATTAAAAGCCAAAACAGATAAGAGAAAGGTATCTAATCAAAACCAAAATCCATCAGATTTACTAATAGTTCAAAAGAAAGGAAAATATACTTTATCCCCACTGCTTGAAATTTTTGGAGTAGACGAAAAAGAAATAGAAACAGAAAAAACCGTAGAAGCAGAAGAAGAAAAACAGTATGTAAATAATGTTTCTGGGGATGAACAAGTAATAGGTTATTTAAATTTTATAAGTTCAAGAACTATTCGTTCAAAATTAAAATTTATACCTAATCCTGTAATTAAGTCTGCTACACAAAGAAAAGCCAGAGAACAAATTTTTGGTAATCCTACTATTTTTTCTATATCATTGCGAACTATTTTTACTAGACCCTCTTTTAATTTGGCTGAATTAACAGTTGGAGCAGAAGAACAACAAACTGAAAAATATGTTTCTTTAAAACTTAGACATTTATTAGAATCTGAGGAAAAAATTAAAGGTTTAAATTCTACTATAGTTAGTAATATAAGAACTGCTTGGAAAGAACCAACTGATAAAAATGCACCTAGAAATATTAAAAGATTTTATAATAGTTTATCTTCTCAAGAAAAAACTGAAGTAGATAAATATTTAAAGGGAGAAACAAAAAGAGATACTTTAGTTTTTACTCAGGAAGAAATGGATTTTTTGAAGGGCTTATCTAGTAAAAGGCTTGGAGAAAGAAAAAGATTATTAAACTCTCAATACAATAAAGAATTAGACCCTAGCCTTGCTATTTTACGTGCTTTAACGAAAAACATTGATAGTCTTTTTAATAAAACAAAAGGAGTCTTTATTTTTACTAGTTCTCCACCAGAAAATATGAGAAAAAATGTTTTTGATGAAGTTAATAAATTACTTAGAAATTATAAACAAGGAGAAACAGAATTAGTAGAAGAAAATATTCAAGAGCAATTATCTGAATACAATTCAGATTTTGTTTTAGATAGAAGTGGTAGTTATACACCTGCACAAATGATTCATATGTTATATTTATTAGATTTATATTATGCAAGAACAGGTTTTTCAAAAATTGCTAGAAAATTTAAACAGGGAAATGCTAGTTCAGATGAATTATTAGAATCAATAAAAGAAAATTTTACAAAAATTAAAGATGCTTTTAGAGAACAGATTAAAATAAAGGTAGACGATATATTAGAAAATAAATCTGAATACCAAAAAGGACTTCTTTTAAGTAGAGGAAAGAAAAGAACTAAAGGTGTAAGAAATATTTTTAGTTTGTTGGAACAAAATGGTGTTATAAGGGAGGGATAATATGGTAAATATTAAATTATTACAAGACTATATTAAATTAGAAGAAGATGAATTAGAACAACTATATAGTGAATCTGATATAGATAGATTATTAGAAGATTTAAGTAGTTTAAAATTCGATTCTTCTCATATTTTATTAGAACACACAGATGCCTTTTCAAATGAAACTGTAAATCCTGAAACATTAAGTGAAGAAATTTCTAGAGAATTAGATGATAGAGGTTTTACCCCAAGATATATAAAAGCATATTTAGAAAAGGCAAAAGAAAAAGATAAAGATAGTGTTTATATTAATCTTATTAAAAATAGCCTAATAGGAAATCCTGAAAATAATGTTGCGCCTAATGTTCAATATAGAAATAAAAACATTAAATTAAAAGACTTAAAAGAATCTTTTAAAGAAGAAAATCTAACGTTTTCTAATTTCACAGAAGAAAAGCAAGCACAAATGATAAGTGAAATAGAATTAATATTACAAGGAACAAACAAATACAAAAAAGGATTAGATTCTATCTTATCAGCCATTAAAAACTATCAACCTCCTTCTTATTCTAGATTAACTAAACCTATGACTAGTGTATCAAGAGTAGACCCTTCTAAAAAAGAAGAAAGAGAAGAATTGTATGAGTTTTATGAAGAATTATATCCTTTATATGATGAAATAAAAAAGGTGATTAAAAACATATTAAACTCTTGGGATAGAGTTGATGATGATTTATTAGATAATTTAACATCACAATCAAAACCTAAACCATCATTAGAATTTATAGAAGAATTAGATGGGGAATTAGAAGAGTTATTTGAAGTATATAAATTAATGAAAGAAAGTGATTATAATTATATATTAAGAACAAATAAAATAAAATATGATACTGATAATATAAATATTAGTGCTTCTGGTAAAGCCCTTAGTAATTTGGCTATAGAAACAATAAGTGATATTTTAAGAAAACCATCAGGTAAAAAAATTCAAATAGAAACTCCTGGAGAAAGCAGTTATGCAGACCCAACTCATAGACAAAAAATATTAGATGCTTTTTCAGATACAGATATGAATGAAGATAATGAGGCACCAGAAGAATTAACTAATGTAATAGATGAATTAGATATGGATAGTTTAACTGCATTACAAAATGTAGACCCTATGTTTATTATTGCATCTGAGAAAAAATTAATAAAGAAAAAATATTCAATAACTTCATGGCAATATATTAAAGATGAAATAGAATCTGTTTTATCTGAAATAGGAGAAAGCGATTTAAAATCTGTTTATGAGTTTATATCAGAGCAACACGATGAATATCAGGAACAGGCGTATGATGAAGATGATGAAAGAAATTCGTTTTATATTCCTTTAAATGACGATGCTGTTAGAATATTAAGCAAACACGGTTTTGATATTGATTATGATAAATTAGAAGAAGTACATCAAAAATTAATAAGTGTTATTGCTAAAATATTAGAAGTTCCAACTAGTCCATCTAAATTACCAAGTTTTACTACAATAGATGATTATGCTCCGGGTGCTACAGAAGAAAAAGGTAAAAAGATTATACCTGCAGGAAAAGGACAAGAGGTTCAAAGACAAGCCATTCTACAAAACTTTAACCTTAAAGAAGGGAGAGGTTTAGGAAAAATAGGAGATAGAAGAGAAAAAGCAGAATTAGGAAAATTTGCTGATTCCTTTGCAGAATTAATTGAATTAACAGACAGATATTATGGAAATCCTGTAAGGCAGTTAATGATTCCTTATGTAAGTATACCTACATTTTTATCAAAACAATTTTTATCACCAATAATAAATCATGGTGGTGAAAATTTAGGTAGATTTACCTTTGGTTTGTATAGAGATTGGGCTGTAGCAATATTAACACCTGCACAACTTGACGCTATGGTAGATTATATGCAATATATGAATCAAACAGTTAAAGATGCTGAAACTTTAGAATCAAAAGCACAAAGATTATTAAAGGTTCTAAAGGATATAAATCCTGATAATGCCGAAAATGATTTAGCATGGGTTGCTTCAGAATTAAAAAAGATAGCAAGGAGAAATAGCACATTAGATTTATCAGATTTAGAATTGTTTGGTAGACCTATAAGTTCTATATCGTATAATAAAAAGAAACAAGAAACTTCATATTATCAATTACAATGGTTAATTTATGAATTTAGAGACGAAATAAGAAATAGAAATAACGAAGAACAATTAGATAAATTTATTCAACTTTATACAAAAGAAAGAGAAATAAAACTTGCATCGTATAATTATTTAATATTAGATGCTCACGATGAAATAAGAAAAATGTTAGGAAAACCAATATATTATAATACTGGTCATTTAGATAGTTTTGAAAATATGAGCGATACTATAGATGTAATAAAAGATTCTCATGGTGTTGATTTGACTAGTCACGATATAATAAAAATGGTAGAAGATTTTGATTCTTATGAATCCCTTGCTAAAAAAATGGGAACTACTGCGGAAGTAGTGTATCATGTGAAAGCCCTATATAGGTGAGAGGGTTGGATGAGATAGATGAGTATTGGTTATTACAATTAAAAGAATATGAAAAATTATTTAAGGTGAAAAAATGAAAGACTATGGGTTAAAAAAACAAAACGATGATTTAAATTATAAAAAAGAGTTTGCTAATTTTTGTGCTAGAATTTTATTAGATAGAGTTGCAAGTACAAATTTAGCGGCCATGATAGAAAGCGATACTTTTAAAGAAAATATAAAAATAATGGATAAATTAATTGAAGAAGACGTTGCAGATAGAAAGGACATAATAGAAGGGTTTTTTATAAATCTTATGAATAATGTAGTTGATATGGTTTCAGAAGTTCTTAATAACATAGAAGAAATTATAAGAGCAACTGACGAGTTTCAAGAATTTATGAAAATAAAAAACATTTCTATGGATGATTTTGATTATGGTATAATTCAAATAGAAAGCGTTCCAGGTATAATAAGTGATGCACATATTACAGTAGAAAGAACATTAAGATTAAAGGGATATGATATAGATATAGCATTACCTGATTTTTCAAATATGGCTGATTTTTCTAATCCAGATATTCAAGTTAGATTTAATGATGTAAATGAATTTGATGATAGTTTTTCAAGTAAAAATATATAGGAGGAGATAGTATGGATTGGTTTAAGATAATAAAGAACCCTCTTTTAATGCAGGTTAAAGAAAAAGAATTTACAAATGCAAGAAAAGAAATAGAGCGTATGAATGTAACATATGATATATCACAAAAATATATTAATAAAATAAAGGCGATGAAATGAAACAATTTATAATTAGAAAACTCATAAGTTTTATGGGTAGAGTGTATGTTTTATTAGATACACAATTAACCCATGAAACAAGCCCAATTTTAAATTTAAAAATAGATGAAGATTTTAGAAACATGAGCAGAAGAGAATTATGTGCTCACGTAGAAAATAGATTTAATTTAGAAAAGGATTCTTTTTGGGAATTAGAATCAACACAAAAAATTAGATATTGTTGCCAACAAGCAAGAAACATGAGGAAATAATATGACTTGGTTTGATATATTTAAAACAGACTCTTGTACTAGAGAAACAAAACAGCATTTATATTTAGCGTTAGAAAAATTAGGTGCTAATGATGAATTATTAAAAGAAGTTAAAACTGCGCCTGAAGATGAAATAATAGATATGATAGAAGAATTTCAAATGGAATTCTCAGGAACAAGCCATGAAGAACTATTTCAAGAATTATTAAAAAAACATGAAATGTGTATGACGAAAGTTATGGCAAATGAAAATTTTAGCCCTCAAATTCAAACTAAACTAGCATCAGCAGATATATTAAAAGCAAAAAAAATAGATTTGGCTTTATTTACAGATGCTGTTAATGAAGTAACTTCTGGAGAAACATTAGTCGTTAATAATAATGAACTGCTTATGAAAATTAGAGAAATATATAAAAGTAAATTACTAGAAAATGGTTATAATGCAGGATGGGTTGCACAACACATAAGGCATAGAATAACTCCTGATAGAGTGAAAACAAGAGTTGGTCGCGCATTAAAGTCAATCGGTTGGAAAAAAGGTGTATCTCAAGGAATGAATGTTTGGAGGAGATAATATAGAGATAGAAAATTTAGATTTTACTCATAGAATGGATATGGAGTTATCTAAACATTCGTTTCCTTATTTCTTTCAAAATGTTTTAGGCATGATGTATCCTTCTTATATGGAAGAATGGTTAGAAACAATGGAAAATACAGATAGAACTGTAATAGTTTGTTCAAGAGACCACGGAAAATCTGTCTTTATGCATTCATGGGTTGTATGGAATTTAATATTTCAAGAACCACCATATCAGATGCTATACATTTCATCTAACCAAAAGCAGACATTAGTGCATATGAGAGAAATAGATAGATATTTTAATATTCCTGCACTTAAAAAATATAGACCGTCAAGAGGATGGGCTATTGGTAATATTACATTAACTAATGGTAATTCAATTCTTGAAAGGTCTGTAGGTTCTCAGATTCGTGGTTTACACCCTCAAGAAATCATTATTGATGACCCTCTAAAAGAATTTAGTTTAGCAGGTATTAATAGAGTAACAGATTGGTTCTTTGGAGATATGATACCAACCCTACACCATACTGCTAATTTAAGAATGATTGGAACTCCCTTTACATATACTGATATTTTCTCACAACTAGAAGAAAATCCAGCATATACTGTTAGAAAATATCCATGTTTAAATTCATTAGAAGAACCCCTTTGGCCTGAGCGTTGGGATTATGATGCACTAATGCAAAGAAAGGCCGAGATTGGTTCTTTAAAGTTTACAAGAGAATATTTATGTATTCCTGTTTCAACGGGAACTGCTTTATTTGGCCCAGAACATTTAGAAAAGGCTAAAGATAAAGAATATATATTAAAATTAGGACATAGAAAAGATAAAGGCTATAAATATTATGTTGGAGTAGACCCTGCTATTTCTACAGATGGAGATTATAACGTAATTATGGTTTTAGAAGTAGATGAAAATATGAATAAGACAATAGTTCATGTAGATAGGTCAAAAAATGTTCAATTTAGAGAAAATATTGATAAATTAAGAATAATAGGTAAAATATTTGAACCAGAAGTAGTATTATATGAAACAAATACATTCGCTAAAGCATTTACTCAAGAATTAAGGACAGTTTCTGATTTGAATATAAAGGATTTTGACACAACAAGAAGAAAAAAGCAAGAAATTATTTTAAATCTTCAAATGAACTTTGAAAATGGAAAGATTCATCTTCCTTATGGAGATAATAATAGTAGAAAAATGACTAATACTCTAATAGAAGAATTATCCATGTTTTCTATTACGGATTCAGGAAAGTTTGAAGGAGTAGGGGCGCACGATGACTTAGTTATGGGCTTGGCGTTAGCAAATGCGGCCACTCAGGGGGCTTCTGAGCAGTTTATACTCCTTGACGACATGGAGATTTTTGATGCCCCACAAACACCCTTAATCGGCCAAAAAACAGGGCTTATAGGATTAAATTTTTAGGACAGGTGGGATATATGGCGAAAAGGTCGGAAAAACTACAAGAACTCACTAATAGACAGAAAGAAGTTGAAGAAATTCAAGAAAATATGAAAGAAATAGAAGAGGATATGAAAAACGCATGGCTTCAAACACAGCCTATAAGAAGCCATGATGATATTGCTAAGAAATTCGCAAAAGAAAATGAAATGAATGTTTCAGAAGCAAATTCTATTTTGTTTGAATATCCGAAAAAGTATGAAATAGAAGGAAAGGACATACCTGCATTAATAAAAGATATGCGTCTATATAAAAGAACATTAAAGGGTGAAACAAAAATAAAGTTTAATGATTCAATTGATAATTTAATCAAAGAATATAGTAATTATTTAGATAGTTGCATTGATAGTATATATTGGATTAAAAAATATAAAACTCCTTTAAAAGAAATGAATTATGATGAAGATAAATTGGCTAAACTAAACTCTATAACATCAGAAAAACAAAAAAGACAAGTTATTGATATTTTATGTAAATATTGGGAACATAAATTAGATATAAAAGATATGCCTTATAATTCAGAATATTCATATATTAATAAAGATATGAGTAAACTTAAAAAGAAATTTACATCTGTATTAAAAGAGACACCATTAACTTATACACCTAAAGAGGTTATTAAGGATTCTATATTAAAATCTGTTTGTAACACTCCAGGAATATCTGCCAGACAATTACATGAACAACTTCCTAAAAATCTTTATGATAGAACTTCGCCTCAAATAATTGCAAAGATAGCAAAAGAAGAAAACATCACTAGTGTAAATGGTGCTTATTATAAAATTGATGATGATATCAAGAAAAATATTTGGGCATACACAGCAGCATTCATTGATTCTGATGGATACATAACGATGGATAAAAACCATAACCCAAGAGTTGGCTTAGTAGCCACAGGGGATAGAGGAAAAGCCTTTATGAAGGAGATGCACAAGTCGCTAGGTATAGGGAGATTGCATTTAGACCAAAAATCTCCCCAAGATACAAGGCTAATTAATAGACTTAATTTTTATTCAGGCCCAGAAATAAAAAAATTATTGACTAAATGCCTACCACATTTTAAATTGAAAAAAAATAATGCTAAGGTATTATTAGAATTAATTAAGATTAAAAAAGAAAATAAAAAAGAAGATTGGTTTTCTTTAAGAAAAACAGAATTATTTAAATTAATGAAATATTATAATCATAGTGATAATACAAAATTTGATTGGGCAGCATGGGATATTGATATTGATGGTATTACAAAACTTGAAGAAAATTCAAAGATGGATTTTTAAAACTATAGAAATTTATTCGGAATGGTGGATTTATGTCTATGTCGAATAGTATTTGGTTTGATATAGTCAAAGAAGGGCGTTGCACAAGAGCAACCAAAAAAACATCTTCTACTCGTAAAGGTAAGAAATGGATGAAATGTGTTCCTAATGGTAGTGGCGGATATAAGCGAGTTCATTGGGGTCAAAAAGGAGTTACTGTTTCTGGTAAAAGAAAGGGTAAAAGAAGAAAATCATTTAGAGCAAGACATAACTGTTCTTCATGTAAAGGAAGCGACTATTCAGCAAGATGTATGGCTTGTCGTGATTGGTGATTATTATGGTAGAAGAAAAGAGAAGATTTGCTATTTCTAATTTATTTAGAAGAGCAACACCAACACCTAAAGATGCAAAGGTGTTTAATCCTGGAATACAGGAAAAGGCTACAGATTACATGATTACATCCCCTGTGTTGTATCATGTTGCTCAACAGTCTGTTATTGTTAGAACTTGTACGACTCAATTAAAGAATGAAATATTTAGAAGAGGTTATGTATGGGAAGAAGCGTTTGCGTATAAATGTAATGATTGTGGCTATGAACATAAAGAACCTGTAACTAAATGTACTCAATGTAAATCAATAGATTTAAGAAAACCAAAGAAAGAACAATTAGAATATGCACATAAACTTTTAGATACTTATATCAATGATTCTGACCAAATGTTTATAGATGTATTAAAAGAATTAGAAGATGATTTGAATATAATGGATGATGCATATATTATTTTGAAGAAAGAATATTATTTGACTTCTGATGGTGAAATTAAATTACATAAGATAAAAGAAATGTATAGGGGCGACCCTGTAACAATGGCTATCTATACAGATGAAAATGGAGAAAAAGGAACACAGGGATTTACTTGTTTAAATCATAGAGAACAAATAACAGAAAATCCTGTTGGTTGTTGTGATGAATGTGGTGCTCCTATGCATCCTGTTTATTATGTTAATAGATGTAATGGAGAAGAACAGCATTATATTAAAGGAGAAGTGTTACACTTTAGTAAATATAATCCTAGTAGACTTTATGGTTTATCTCCAGTCTTAACTTTATGGAATCACATAACTACATTATTGGCTATGGAAAACTATGTTAATTCATCTTATTCAAAGAGCAGAATGCCGAGAGGATTATTAGCAGTACAAACTAGAAATATTGATTCAATGAAATCATTTTGGCGTGGTGTCAAAGAGAAGATGGAACAAGACCCACATTTCATACCTGTTATGGGAATTGAAGCAGAAAATGGTAAAGGTTCTATTGAATGGATTAAGTTTATGGATAGTCTAAAAGAGATGGACTATGTAGCAGTAAAGGATGATTTAAGGGATAGAATTTCTGGATTTTACGGTGTAAGCAAAGTGTTTATGGCCGACAATACTACAAGCGGAGGATTAAACAATGAAGGTATGCAAATTCTTGTTACTAATAGAGCAGTAGAAATGGCTCAAACAATTTACAATAATTATGTTTTTCCCTTTATAATGAAAGAATTTGGAATAACAGATTGGAAATTGAAACTTCCACCTTCAGAAGAAGAAGACGAAATGGCTAAATTAAGATTAAGAGAAATGGAAGTTCAAATTGCTGGTTCTATTAAAAATTTAGGATTTGAAATAGAAATGGATGATAAAGGAAGATTTACTTATAAAAAAGAAAGACCTAAAGAAATAGAAGGCAAAAAACAAGAAGGAAGTAAATTTGAAACAGACCCTTATGCTGGAACAAATATAGACCAATCACAATTAGGACAAATGATGGAACAAGGAACTAAGCCTTCTATGGATGAAGCAGGAAAACCCGCAAGAATAAAATCTGAACCGCCTAAAACAAGAAATAAACCATCTATGGAAACAGGCCCAGATAAGAGATTTACAGGATTACCAAGAGATGCAGGTAATCAAAATGTTGATTCAAGAACAGAAAGAAGAGTAGGTTAATATGACTTGGTTTGAAGTAATTAAAGCCGATGAAGGCAGACAAGGTAAACATATGTCAAAAATGTTTATGTTCTTAAAAAGAGTTTTTGGAAGTTCATCAAAATCAGAAACAATAAGGGTAGAAGAAAAAGGAAAAAGCATAGATGCTAGAAGAACCCCTCAATTTAACAAAGTTTATGCAACATTTAAAGAACTATATGAATACGATAGACGAAGCCCGAATGCTTATTTGGGCATGGGTTTACTAAGATTCTTTACTGCTTTACACGATATAGGAGATTGTTATGAAATGGAAGTAATATTACACGATTATAATGATATGGCTAAAAAGGAAGGAAAACAACAACTCCCATACATACATGATGAAATAATGCCGGGTGTGTTTTTTGCTTTAAAAGATGAAATTAGATTCGATTCAGATAGACATATTTTATTAAGAGATTTTATGTATAAAGCCAGAGAAGAAACCCATTTTCAAAATATGCATCACTATAGATATGGAAGCCACGCTCCATATCAAACAAAAGAAGAACTAGAAGAAATGCCGTATTGGGAGAGATATGAAAGACTAAGAAGAAAAAAATATGGTAAATTTGAGGATTGTTTACAAAACAAATTTGAAAATATAAGCGGAATATTAAAAAGAACTAAAGATGCTTTAAGAGTGAGAAGAAGGTGATATTATGACAGATGAAATAAGACAGTTAGAAAAAGAACTAAAAAGAAAAAGAAACGAAATGAGAAACAGCAACCCTGTTACTAAAAGCAATAAATATGATTTTATTGGTGTAGACCCAGAAGCAAAAACAACAAAACGCCCTAGTAGTAGTGAAGTACCAGATTACATAGGTAAACCACAAAATAAAACTAGTAAAAAACTACCAGATAGTTTACCATACTAAGGTGATTAAATGGATTTTCTTGATGGTTTCTTGATTCGCAAACAACAAGATACTGTTCAAGATATATTTGAAAGAAAGTTAGATGAGGAAATTACTTCTCTTTCTGGAGTTAGTAAAAAGGAAATAATAGATTTAGTTAATGAATCTAAAAAGAAGTTTGAACTACCTATGTTTAATAAAATATTTGGAGCGAAAACTTCTGTTCTTGAAGGAAAAAATTTTGGAGCGAAAGAAGAATTTGATTGGTCTTCTGCTAGAGAAAATACAATAGGTGACGAAACTAGTGATATTAATGCTATTATTGAAGGGGCATTAAGAGAAGTACAAAGAGAGTTTTTAAAAATAGAACCCAGAGATAAATCGGAAAGAATCTTTTTTCATTTGATTAAAGAACTTAAAGGAGAACCAAAAATAAAAAGAACTGTTTCAAGAATGAAAGGAACTAAACCTAAACTAATTATTAGAGTCTTGGAAACATTAAAAAGAGGCCAAGAGGTCAGTGAAGATTTAAGAAATCAAATGCACGATGAAGGATTAATTTCTTTAGGATTCTTAATACAATTAGATGATATTAAAAATAATA